ATCTTTAGGAAGCATAAAGCAGGCAAGCCTTATAGATAATGAAAAAACTTGGATATATAAGCCAGTGCTTCTTTGGGAAGTTCAGGGAACTCAAAATACAAAATCTATCAATGGCGAAGTTGGAAACCAATCAACATATATGCTAAGTGCAATACCATTAAACTCAAACCTTTCTGCAAGTTTACCATCTGTAAAAAATAACAGGCTTGTAGATAACATAATGGACCTTGGAGAAGGAGTTTACTGGATAACCAGGTATAACGGATACTTCTACTCAAACGGAGAAATTATTAAGTATGATGCAGTTCAGTATAATATTTCTGGTACTGGAGATGTCTGGATCAATAATGTTCAAGAGTACGACAAGTATTTTTCATCTTTGCCGTTTAATGGCAAGATATATCCAACAGGACTAGTTAGAATTTATGCAGAGCCAAATTACGAAGAAATTTCTGGTGTATCTAAACTTAAGAATGGTCCAGTTTCAAAGCATGGAAGAGGTCAGTTCGGAACACCAGTTTCTGAGCATGGGGCAGGTTTAAACCCTTATTGGTCAAACAATTCTAATGTTCGTGGATGCACGATGCAGTCAAAGTACTTGTTTGATTTAAACCAAACAGCACCTGCAACTACTGTTGGACCAGCAGGAATAAATAACACTCTTGCACAAAAAACATCAAGAAATGGTATTATAAAAAACTTCTTAGCATCAAAGTATATCTCTGAGTCAGAAGTGAACGGAATGTTATCTACACAAGCAGGGACTGTACAGTCTTCGGCTTTAGTCATGAATGGTCCAGGGTTTACTACAACAGAATCACCAGTTGATTTTGTTTCCTACGTTTATAAAAAATTAGAAAACAAGTATAAGCATTTTGGGACTAGAATGAGAATTGTAGGCAAGGTTGAAAATGATGCAAATCGTGGACAAACTCCAGTAGGTGCATCAACATACTTTACTGTTCCAGGTACAACTCCAGAAAAAAGTATCAGTATCGTTGGAGGTTCTGGAGGGTTAGCAGTAATGATTAACCCAGAAAGTAATAACGGATACTACTTTGAAATTATTGCTTTGGGGGCCAACAACCTTAATGAGTCTGAGAAAAAAAATGTAAACAACGTAATGTTTTATAAGGTTAAGGCATCTGGAACTAATGCAATTCCTATCAAGTTATATGAAGGACTAACAAATATTGTTGTAGACGATGGAAGATTTACTGGTCAATACAGAATGTCAACAGAAGAAAACCCAACAGTATTTGACTTGTCCGTTGAGTACCAAGATATTGGAACAAGAAGAAGATTTTTTCTATATATAAATAACAACCTAATTGCAACTGTTGACGACGAAGAACCTTTGCCAGCGTACAACAATATGGCACTCTTTGTTCGTGGATCATCAAGGGTAATGTTTGAAAATATATATGCACTTGCAAATAATTACTCACAAAATACTGCATTTAAAATTAATGCTCCAATAGCATCAGCCTTTGGAGATTCTGAAATAAATGCAAATGATTCATTTATGAAGTATGCAATGAGCGGAGTAGTACAAGGAACTTATCTTGCAGGAATAAGTTCTGCTGAGCCACCTGCGTTTAGTATGTATTTTGAAGAATTTGGAACAATTATGAGAGAGGCTGCATCTTTTAACATTAAGTATGATAAGGCTTATCCAGCATTGTATGCAAAACTTTCTCCTACCTTTAACAGAATTAAAGGTTATGCAATTTCTGGATTTACTGCAGGATCTTACGGAGCAGAATTTTTAGTATTTAACTCAACAGACACAGCATTAAGTTTAGATGAGAGCAGTGGAAACTATTTAAGAATCCAGGGAATTACCTTTACTCAAGAATCAGACAATGACTTAACTGTTGATGAATATTTCTCAAAGAATAGTAATTTGGCAGATCCAGAAACTGTAGGATCATCTTTGGTTTCTTATCCATTCAAAGTTGCAAAAGATTATGAAGACATAAAGTTAAGTCGCATGTCTTACGGCAAAAAAGATTTTAGCATAGAGGTCCCATATATTCAGTCTCACGATGCAGCAGAGAACCTAATGTCTTGGGTTATTAAAAAAATAATGAAGCCAAGAAGATCTATGGGTGTTAAGATATTTGCAAACCCTATGATTCAACTTGGGGATATTGTTTCTGTAGATTATATTGATAATGGAATAGACATGGTTTCATCAATAGAAAAAAGATTTGTTGTGTATAATATAGAGTATACAAGAGAAAATAATGGCCCATCAATGACAGTATTTTTAAGTGAGGTAGTTTAATGACAACAGACTCAGTGGCAAACCAGTCAAAGCCAGATATAAAGTCATCATCTTCAGCAGCAATTAAGCCTGCAACACCAGAACTAATTGCTTTGAGCAATCCTCCAATGGACATAGACATAATGGCAGATATGATTTTTGAAAATATTGGGGGACAGGAATTAATAAATATATCAAGAAGCGACACGATTAATGGGCAGGATGTAATTTATAGCCCTATAAAAAACCTTAAAGACTTATATATTCAGTACAATCCCAACAACATAATCAAACTAGAAAGCACCGCAGACACATATTTTAAGAACTTTCCTATAAGGCTAGAATCAAAGTTGCCACCCTATGGAACAGGTCCAAGCGGAGAGATTGTTTATTTAGATCCAACCACAGGAGATCTTGTTATAAATATTTCCTCCCTTGACACTGATGAGCAAGTTGACGTTCAAATATTAAACAGTGGAGAGACACTTAATGGTACAATATATGGTGAGGTATAAAAAATGATAACTAATACAGGTAAGAATATTTTAGCCAAGTATCTTGTTGGGCAGGCTCCAGCATATGCATCATACATTGCTATTGGATGCGGAGCCAAGCCACTACCTTCGGATGGAGTCCTTGGAGATTATTCCGAAAAAAAGTCTTTAGACTTTGAAATGTTTCGTGTTCCAATAACATCTCGTGGGTATGTTACCGAGAATGGACAATCAAAAATTGTTTTTACAGCAGAACTTCCAACAGCAGAAAGATATGAAATAACTGAGGTTGGGGTTTGGTCTGCGGGATCAAATCCAACAGCAGGTTCTTATGACAGCAAGACTATCTATTCTTTTAGCGGATCAGAAAATTGGGAATATCACAACGATAGTGGGTCAGTAGCAATTCTGCCAATCTATGAACCTTTGGACTCAGGATCAAATCCTCCAAACAATATCATAAGCACAACAAGCCAAGTCTTTCAAACTAATGCAGACAATAGAATCTTTACAAACCAAGAAAGGTCTTCTCGTTATGAAAGATGCAGATTTTTAAATAACATCATGGTTATAAGAGGAGACATGACAAATCTTTCTGTCTCATCAGGAAGACTAGTTGTTCCCCCAAACTCAAAACACATTCACTTGACTGGACAACAAATTGATTTTAATAAAAATGCACCAACAGACGATCTAAGGTTAGCATTTTCTGTAATCAACAAAAATGGAGAGTCAACCGTTCATCCAGACGAAGTTAGAATGATGATTGAATTTGCAGAGTCAGATGTTCACGGTACTGGACAGTCGGCAAGGTTTGAAATAGTTTTAAAAGAATCAGACGCTGGAGTAGACTTTGCAACAAACAGATACTTCATATCAAAGAAAAAACTAGAAGAACTATACAAAACTACTGGATTTACTTGGAGCGTTGTAGATGTTGTAAAAGTTTATGCTTCAGTAATTAAGAATGGGACTGTTTCTAGTGACTACTATGTTTGTCTAGATGCTCTAAGGCTAGAGAACGTAACATCTTCCAATCCAGTTTATGGTTTATCTGGTTACTCTGTAATCAAAAATTTAAATGCAGATCCAATAATTAAAAATGCAAATACAACAAACCATATTGAGTTTAGGTTTGGGATGGATGTTCTTTAATGTCAAACCCAGTTGTAAAAAAGGTTATCATAAAAAAAGAAGATCTTCCAGCATTCAATGGAACACAACAAAACTATTTAGTTAGATATAGGGTAGTCTCAGAAGATAGAAACAGGACATCTCACTGGTCGCCTTACTACTCTTTGACAACTCCAATAGCATCGCAAGTTGCTTGCTCAGTAACTGTTTTATCAAATGTTATTAGTTTAGTTTGGCAGCATCCAGCATCGACAACATTTCAGCAGTACGATATATATATAAAAACAAATATAAAGGACTGGACATACCTTTCTAGTTCTTCTTCAACTCAATTCTCTACCCTTGTTCCAGCGGGAATATCTTCTTTTCAGGTTGCAGTGCAGGTACCAACCTACCCAAAGAGATATTTTACAAATGCTGCAATTTTTACATCAACACAGATAGCCGTTTAGTGGTATAATTAATATACTATGGCAAAAATACCTTTACCTGAGCGTGGACAACCACTAGATGTTACATATATTTCTCAGTTAGCCCAAGCAGTTAATGATCTGTCATCTGCTATCTCTCCAGCAACATACAAGTATACCTCTATCGATACACCAAATGCTGGAAGACAAAACATCAAGGGTAGTGAGGCTAGGGTTATTGGCGGATATGTACGTGTAGTTAATAGCGCAACAATAACTGCTGGAGAAGAAAAACCATTTACATATTCTTTCCCTGGTGAATTTAAATACACACCAATTGCAACAGCAACAGCAATTAACACTGGAAACACAGTTGCTGGTAAAAATGTCACAATTGTTTTAAAGAGTATAACAACATCTGGAGTTGAAGGAATTGTTAGATTCAATACATCTGGAGATGTATCTATTGACGTTAACCTAATTATCATTGGCGTACCTAATTAATGCTAAAGTGTAAAAGATGTAGTGGGAGAATGTTTCTTGATAGACAATATAGCACAGTTGGTCACCTTGAAACTTATTGCATTTCATGCGGATCAAGAAGTTTTTATAACCCACCAGAAAGTTCTGCGGAGGGGTCATGGCTGTTAAAAAAGGAAGTATCGAGAGCGAAGGCTACAATGTCCTCCCTGTAATTCCAGGGAATAAAAAGGTTTGGTTTTTAAATGGAGAACTTGTAAGAATCCATCACCTTAATAAATCTAATGGAATAATGTCTGTTTATAATATTACAAAAGACCAGATCGAAAGTTGTTTAATTTCTGATTTTAAAAAGAAGCGTGAAAGAGCGTACACCGTTAGAGAGACTGCTGATTTAGTTAATCGTCATAAAAAATATATGCCATCATTAATGAAACGAGGAGTCATTCCATTTCCAACGGGATCTCAAAAAGGTGGAGCAAGAGGATTTCAAGTAAGATCATATTACTCAGAATCTCAGGTTAGAGAGATTCGTGATATACTTGCTACATACCATATTGGTAGACCAAGAAAAGATAATTTAATAACAAACGACATCACCCCAAGCAAGCAAGAGTTGACACGAAGAATGGGCGATGGTATACTTACATATACGAGAACTGAAGATGGACGATTCATTCCTATCTGGTCTGAATCTATTTAACGAAGGGTATGAAATGGAAAACGAAGACACAAAGGTATCCGTTACACTTGGATACACACTTAACCTTGGAAACTTTCAATCGCTAAGACTTGATCTTGGCGTTGTTGATTCACGTCA